AGTTTTGTACTCCTATGGCAAGCGCACGCGTCACTCGATTCGGCTCCAGTTCGACTCGCTTACTGCGAATCCGCTGGTGTCCGGACAGAACATCAACCAGTCGATGAGTGTCATCCTTTCGGTCGACACTCCTCCTGGCTACGATGTCACTACCTCCAAGGCCGTCGCGGACGCTCTTCTTGCGTTCCTGTCGGCTTCTAGCGGCGCGGCTGTTGCCAAGCTGCTCGGAGGGGAGAGCTAATAACTCTCCTGGTCCAGGGATCAGACATGCTACGGACTCATCTAGCCCCGTAAGGAGCAGGTGATGAAAAGCCTGATGCATCTCTGGAAGGAGGTTGCCCAAGATCTGGGCGACCTGTGTCACGTCAGCACCAAACTCGACTTTAAAACTGTCGAGTCGCGATCGGAGTTTGAGGGGCTCTCGTTTTTAACGATTACCCTTCCACGCTTCGGCAAGGACTTCGAAAGGAGTCTAAGCCAAGAACGTGTGGATCACGACGCGTTCGCCGGTTTCCGGCGTCGCGCAGGTCTCCCCCTGTTTCTAGGAGGTTTCCTTGATCAGATCTTCGATCGCAAAACTGGTGTCGTGCTCGACACTCCGTCGGTTGAGGCGGTCCTCGCTGTTCGGCAGCTTACGCGGCTGTTCAGTAAGGTCGAACTCGATTGTACGGAAGAGCGAAAGGCGCGAGCCTTCCAGCTCTATGTCGAGTGTGAGCAGGAACTCGAAGCTTCGCAGCACGAATGGACTCCAGCAGGCATGCTGGCGTTTTCTCGAGTTGCTAGGCTACTCTTTGCTGGGACTTTTACTCTGGTGGACCACGCTGTGGCCCATTTTGAGCTTGTTCCCAAGCACGGTCCCGGTGCCACCGCGGATCGACTGAGCGGAAACGCAAAGTACGATCTGAAGGAGTGGACGGAACGTTTGGAATCAGTATTTCCGTCTTCGGACTATCTGATCCCGAACCACAGGTATTATGCTAACCTGTCGCGTGTCGAGTTCCTCGAACCTGGGACGGAGAGGCCTGTAAAGGTCATAGACGTCCCTAAGACGCTAGAAACGCCGAGAATCATCGCCATCGAGCCTACCTGCATGC